CTAACTGGGTGATGTAGTCGCCTTCCCTCGCGGTGACGGTGATACTGCCAGCGTTGTTCGCCGCCGCCGCAGTCCAAACTGTGGGCAGGGCCTCATCGCAGAAGTAGATGTCACCTGGGGTAGCCGCTACGCCCGCTACAAATACCTGCTCATAAGCCACGGTCGCAAGGTTCCCCGCAGGCGGCCCACCGGCGAGGTTGGATAGGTTACTTCCGTTCCAACTGCGAGGAGTAAGTCCCCCGAAGATGAGTAGCAAGTCGTTGATGTTCACCGACGCAGCCTGCGCGCTGTTTAGTGTCGCTATCGACACGCCCCACGCCAAAGTAGTCTCGTTGTACTGCCGCAGGTCGGTGCCGAACATGGCGAGGAGTTGCGACGTGCCGTTCACCGTGTCGTAGTACGGGAACACGCCGTTTAGTGCGGATGTGCCTACTTGTGCGCCAACGGCGGTGAGTCCAGGACGTGTCGTCAGCGTGCCTTTGGGTGAGATGATGAGGTTGGACACCAACGACAATGCACCCAACGGTCTGTCTACGGGAGACAGGGATTCGTACAGGCCGCCAAAACCGCCGATTGACTGTTCGGTGAGGCCCAGATCGTTCCAAAGAGACACGTCGCCACCTCCTTATTGCGGATCGGGAAGGAAACCCCATCTACGGCATTGAAAGAAGTCTTGGGTGGTGAATATTGTAATAAAGGAGATCCTAGCGCAGATCACGCGCCGGTGTCGTTTTCGTGGTCGCGACAGATTCACTAAATGGATTGAAAAGCACTCACCCGATTGGACGGTCGTAGCCGATGTCATAGCAGAGACAGTTCCGCAACACAGATTGGAACTATATCCCCGCGCCCATATCGACCGAACGGTGTTCTATTTTGGTGCCTATGAACCAGACTATCTCGCGTTTTTCCTTGGCAAACTCCATCCCGGAGACACAGTTTTCGACCTCGGAGCGAATATCGGTGTCTACACCGTGCCGTCTGCTATTACGGTTGGTCCGAGGGGCCACATCTACTCCTTCGAGGCACACCCCGGCATTGCAGAGAGGCTTCGCCGCAATCTTGCACTGAATGGTCTTGCCAATGTTACTGTCATAGCAAGGGCGGTCGGGTTGGGTTTTTGTGATCGCAATCTACACATCGCACCCGATCACGGTCAGAACTCCTTGATGTCTCTCGGCGATGAAGTGGGCGTGTTCCCGGTGGCGACAACGGAACTGGATACCTTTGTCCACGAAAACGCTGTCGGGGCAGTCCACGCCATCAAGATCGATATTGAAGGTGCCGAAGTCGAAGCACTGAAGGGCGCCTGTGCCACATTGCGAAGAGATCGCCCGTTGATAATGGCGGAGGTAAACTCTGATCGCCTCACGGCTGCGGGAGAGTCGCCCCGCACCCTAATCGAGTACCTCCGTAACCTCGGATATGAAGTTCAGGCGTTAGACGGTAACCGGACATACCCTATCACCGATGCGAGGCTGGACCAAGAAGCCAATTGGACAGTCTTGGCGACCTAGTTACGCCTTAACTACCCGAACTGTCCAAGCACTTGGCGCCAGTCAAAACCGAAATCCCGCCCGACTATCGAATCGGGTATGATGGTAGGCGGAGGCGGTACTGACGACGAACCCTCATATCTTGTTCATACCTTCCTCGTATCCAAGCACCACAAGTCCGTTCGCGGGTGTGTTCTTTCGGGATCAAACCTTGGCCCTCCGCAAAGCGGGGTTCAAGGTGGGCGTTGTCTATCCAGAATCCCGCAGTCTGAGGACGTTTCGCATCAATGCCTTGCATGAACAGCACTTCCAGTTCCAATCGGAGGCCGATGCCGGAGTGCCCACGTTCCGGCGTCTCGGTTGGAGATTGCCAGTACAACGTTTGTGGAAACTCCTTTGGGTGTCTCTTTGCCTTGATCTCGTGAGAAGATATATCTCTACTCACGGCAAACCCGACGTAATCCACGCCCACGACGTCCTCTGGGGTGGTTGGGCGGCGCACGAAGTTGCTGCGGAATTGGGCATCCCATACGTCGTCACAGAACACTCATCGGCCCACATGAGGGGACTCATACGGTCGTGGCAGATGCCCTATATCAAGAAAACCCTTGTCGAATCGGATGCCGCAATCGCGGTGAGCCGTGCCCTTCGTGACCGATTGATGCGGTACTGCCCCGGAAGAGACATACACGTGGTCGGCAACGTGGTTGACACCGCATTCTTCGGCCTTGCGCCCCAAAACCGCGGTCACTCTGAATTCACCTTTCTCGCGATTGCCGCACTCAACGAGAACAAGGGCATCGATGTACTGATTAGAGCTTTCGCGCAAGCATTCAGCCACTTGGATGGTGTTCGACTGGTCATCGGAGGAGATGGCCCCGCACGGAGCGGTTTGGAACTCCTCACGTTGGATCTAGGTTTGAGTGACCGTGTGAAGTTCCTCGGCATGTTGTCCAGGGAAAGTGTCCGCGATACCCTATGGGAAGGTGACACCCTCGTTCTTGCCAGCCACATTGAAACCTTTGGTGTAATCCTGATAGAAGCGATGTCAACCGGCCTTCCGGTTATCGCCACCAGTTGTGGTGGACCGGAAGATTTTGTGTTGCCTCATGTCGGTTCGCTGGTGCCGCCAGGTGATGTCAACGGTCTTTCTTTAGCGTTGATAGCGGCCGTAGAGAACCCTGGGCGGTTTGATCGTCAGACGGTGCGCAACTATGTTCAAGAGAACTTCAGCGAGAACGCCGTGGTAGAAAAACTCGCTGAGGTCTACCGCAAGGTGAGCCATGTCTAAACTCACATCGTTGGTGATTATCGCCATCCCCATCACCGCGAGCCTCGGCCCACACCTCATGCCCATAGGGTTATTCGGGGTGAATGTCTTCGGGTACAGGTTACTGACCGTCGCCCTTTTCTGCCTGACCGTTATCTCATCGGTTGTCCTTGGGGGAAAACTCTTCGTCGGCAACCGTCTGTCGCGGTACTACCTCGCGCTCATGGCGTTCTGGCTCGTCTACGGAACCGCCTCCCTCTTATGGACGCCCGACAGACCTGCGGGGATCAGGGAACTACTGAGTGTTGGCGTAGGCTTGGTGATTCATCTCGTTCTTCTAGGTCTGGTTCGAGATTCCCGCGAATGTGCGCTCACGGTTGCGTGGGGCTGGGCGTGGGCCGTCCTGGGTAGCGTTGTCCTTGCCGCATGGGAGATCAGGACGGGCAACCACCTGTCGGGGTACTATGTTGAACACGCCCAAAGACTCCCTACCGGCCTAGCTATCGCCACCTTCGGCAATCCAGAGGGTCTATCCGCTTTTGCGGTTTTGGCCTTCCCGTTTCTGGTCTGGCTCGTTCTTACCTGTCGGGGGACAAAGAGGATATTTGCTTCCGTCTTGGCATTCGTGGGGACGCCTGCACTCCTGGTTGTATCAGGAGGCATGTTGTCCTTTTTGGGATTCAGTCTGGAGATTGTCGTCCTGCTCCTCCTCTGTTTTCGCAGGCGTAGCGTCATCTCGCTTCTTGTTCCGGCACTACTCGTAACTTCGGTAGTTCTCGCATCCTTTGTTGCGGTTGGTGAAACACCCCTATTCTCCAAAATGGAGTCGCGCCTAGGGTTGGGACTACAGAACAGCGAATCCATCCTTGTCCGACTCCGCCTGACCTGGAGTGGACTTACCTTTCTCGTTCAATCCTTCGGGTTCGGCATTGGTGCGGGCGGTTTTGAACGCTCAATAGAACAACGCGCTGTCTTCAACACCAACAACCTGACTAATCCTCACAACTTCTGGATAGAAGTCCTGTCCCAGTATGGTCTTCCCGTTTTCGTACCCCTCTTTGCCTGGTTTGTTAGCGTGGTTCGGATGGCCTTGCGCCTTCGGAGGAAGGCTAGAACTTCTTCCCCTGTCTGGTCCCTGTCTACCACGATCCTCATCGCCTTGGTCGGATATGTGCCCGCAGCCGCAGAGGGTAGTTCCTTTGTGGATTCGTCGATCAACTTTGTGTTTCTTGCGTCCATTTGCGTACTCGTGGGCACAGCAACCGCAATGGCCAGATCACCCGAGGGTTCACCTGGATGAGCGGCGCTACACCTTGATGACGCGCACGGTCCAGGTACCCGACACCATATCGTCACCTCCTACATCTCCACGGTGATAACGACTCGAATGTCGGCTGTCGCGGGTGCCCAGTCAGCCGAGGTCGTGAGATGCACACCCATGAGGTCGGCAGCGACGAACGTATCGGTGTCCTTGGTCTGCGTCGTGACTTTCTTCGTGGTGTTTGTGCCGTTGAGTACCGCTGTGAGTCCCACCCCAGTGCCGTTCTTCGTAACCTCGACGGTGAGCGTACCCGCAGTCCGCGCTTGGTCCGAAACCACGCCAACCGCCAGGATGGAACCTGCGTAGTTCATTATGAACTCGCACACAGCATCGCCTATCGCCGTGAGCATGTCGGTGTTCGTAAGGTTCGCAGCCACTACGTCGTAGAAGAAGGAAAATGACAGCATGTTGGGCGTATCGACCTCACCCGCCAATGAGGCCCATGTGCCTGGAGTGCCGCCCGTCACGCAGACCCAACCGATGGGTTTGCCCACGGCGGGTGCGTTGTTGAACACTACCCGTCCCGCGACCCACGTTCCAGCGGTAGGCGCAACCGTGCCTATGTTCGCCCCCGGAACTACCTGCTCATAGTCAGGCCAGGCCATACAATCGCCGCCGTCCACGCTGTATATCTTGAAACTCCTCAGTTTGAGGGTGGCAGTACCCTTACCAAGGATAACCTCTACTTTGGCGACATCGGGACCGACGGCGAAGAAAGTGTCCAAGTTGCTGTCGGAGCCGGTCGCGTAAGCCCCGCCCATGTTTGCGGTGTACGCAAAAGTAGCCCCGTACAGGGGTGTGACATAGGGATGCCCAACGTCCGCGCTGGTCAACACCACACCCGTGGAATCGTAACACTTGACGAACACCCTCCCACCCGTAGCTGACGAAACACAGTCGCATCTCACCACAAAACGCTTTTGAAGGGTCGTATTGATAAAAATGGCCACGCCCCGGGTGTCTATTTCCACATAGTCGGAGTCCAGACTAGCCACCAGACCCATATAACTCCTTGCACCGCCCCCATTATCTGTGCGATGGACGCGAGGAATGTGTACGTTTGTTGCGCCGTCGGCATAGCAGGCAACCTTCGGAAGCGGCCCTGAGTCGAAGACCAGATGAGCCGGGTCCAAAAGTTTCCGGCGGGCGTCGCGCACGGATGTCGCGGGACAACTGGAGGTGTCGGATACGTTGGCGATGGTGAAGAAACTGTAAGCCGCCTCGAACACGTTCTCGGTGGAGGCGTTCTGGACCTCAACGCAGACCGTCGAGTTGCCTTCGTTGCGAAAATCCTTGAACTGATTCTGGTGCCCGTACTCTATCTTTACGCATATGGCGTCGGCCGCGCCCGCCATGGCCTTGCTCAACTCGAAGGAGGGCTTCTGAAATACGTTGTTGTTGTTCGTGAGGTACGTCAAGTCCTTCGAGGTAATCCGCACGCCGTAGCGAGAAAGACCCACGCCTATGCCGCTCTCGCAGGAGAAGCGACCACCTTCATACAAGTTCTCGCAGCACCAACCAGCGGTTTCGTTTGTCAGATCCACGCCATACTTGTTATTCACGATGTAGGCGAGAACGGTCTGATTGTAGGCGAACCCATGGGCAGACCCAATACACTGGACCCCGATGGTGAAGTTGCTGGCCTCCACAATCTGGACGTATGCGGCGTTCAGATTGAAGAGTTTGATCCCGATGTTGTCCTCGTTAAGCCATGTAGACTGCGTAGCTCGTCTTACACGCAGTTTCAGATGCACAAGGGCGTTAACCGCGCCAGCCGATCCCACAATTAAAGCTGCCTCTTCCCCTGCTCCCGTATAAATCAGCGGTGCGTCCATGACTATGGATATGCCTGTCGGAACCGTCAGGGTGTCGGTGATGGCGTAACCCATGCTACTGGGGAAGTAGAGGATGGAGTTCGTAGCAAGTGCAGCCGCTGTTACGGCGGCACGGATGGCGATTATGTCGTCTGTCACGCCATTTCCCACAGCGCCATATCCTTTGACGTTGACGACGGGGGTTATCAGGGTCTTCGAGGCGGGAGTGTACCCGGCAAGCATACCCCTGAAACTCCCCGAAACCAGTTCTCCTATTTTGCTAGACACATTACCATCTCCCTCTTACACGCACTTCGGAAACGGGTTCCGGGTCGAAGTCCGCAATCATGGTTGCCAAGACCTTGTCGCCTTTCAAAGCAAAACTGTTGGCGAGAACGCCGTCCCGTTGTATCGCGGCAACAACCTCCGCGAGATACCAGACGAAGATCATGTGGTAATCCGAGGGTATGGATGGACTAACGGTAAGGGCCGATGCAGTGAAGACTGTCGGTTTGGGTGAGTAGTAGACGTATATCATGTCGGGGCTGACCGTAGCGGTAGCCTCTGCCAACGTCCCGCCGCCCCCCGTGAAGGTGACGGCAGGCACGGAAGTGTAACCCGTACCGCCAGCCGTCACCGTGACCGCTGTGACCGCACCGGCCACGATAACAGCGGTAGCCGCCGCACCAGAACCAGCCTCGCCTATGAACTCTACTGCAGGCACGGAAGTGTAACCCGTACCGCCAACCGTGACGGCGATCGCGGTTACGCGTCCCGCTGAGATGGTGGGTGCGGGGTAGAGGTACAATTTGTCGTCCACCATGGACCAGAACTCGTCGGCGGCCTCGCCTGAAGCCGCGATGTCCATGTAATCGTACTTGGTCCCTTCGCCCGCGCTGTTAACCACCACGACCTGTTTTATCCTGTCAGGTGGGCAGTCGGTTGGAAGAGTATAGAAGTACGTGTCCGCTATGGGCAGGCCGTAGGAGATGTCGTTGGGGAAGTTGACCTTGCGGTAAAGTTCGTCCTGGATGTGGTTGAGATGTGCAACCTTCTGTGCGTCGGTAAGGGTGTTGCCAACCAACCACTCATCGTCAATCTGGTCGATTATTTCTTGAAGAGTCATCAGCGAACACCCCCATTTCCACCATTATGCCGCCTGGAACAGGGCGTCCTTGAACCACGCCTGCCCTGTCGCGCCGATAGTCTTGGCATACACGAAGAAGTAAGTTATCGCCAAGGCCGCCGTAGCTGGCGAAGTGACGACCACCTGTTGCCGAGAGTAAGCTGGTCCGGGGTTTATTTCTGCCGAAGCGCTGTCCGAAATCCACACGGTGCCTGCCGTGAACCAGCTTATCCTCACTTTGATGGTTTCCGCGCCAGATCGGACTAAGGCCGCGTCAACGGATAGAGCACAAACCGTGTTCGGCGATACCGCATGAGCCGCTGCCTCGTAAATGTACACAAACGCATTGGCGGCCGTTACGTCTGCCAGCGTGACCTTCTGACCCGGCATGCCAGCGTCGAGACTGAGGACGGACGCCTCGTTGGAGTGTGCGTGTGTGAACCCGTCCACCACGCCGTCAGCATTGGTATCCACAGTCATCGCGCCGTTCACACCTAAGAGGTTCGCCGCCAGGCGGGCGACACTCCTGTTACGCTTCAGGCCAAGGATGCCTCCCATATCTACGCCGCCTTAGTGTAGCCCACCATGTTGGCCTCGGTGACGACTGACGCCCCGCCAGCGCCCACGTACAGGTTGGCGGCGGTAGCGGCGGTCATCTCGATGCCGTGGGCGAACACTATCCCTACCCGCTCGCCGCGTACCGCGCCGGAGCCAAAGTAGTCCTGCCACTTGATGGTCGAGCCGTCCTTGAGGGCCACGCTGATGTCCGCGCCAGCAGCCGCGCCGCGCAGCACGACTAGGAAGCCGGTTATGACATGTTTCGTGGTGCCTGTACCAGCAGCCTTAGTAAGGGTCTGCTCAGTGTTGGCCGTGGAGGCCTGGGTAACTGACCACTCGGAGATGTCTGTGACCAACGAAACCCCGTTCGTGGTGCCCAACGTGGTCTGGTCAATACCAGTCTTACCGATGAGGGCCGTTCCAGCGGGGATAGCCGCCATAACGGTTCCCAGGGGCATGGGCGACGCCCGACCCACGACCGACACCGCGTTCGCCGACCATCCCGAAATCCGCGCCCTGATGAACTGCAAGGCGTTTACGGCAAAGACATACAGACCCGCTGCGGCAACCGTTGTGGACGATACGCCCGTCGCTAGATTCTGGCCCGCTATGGCGACGTAGTTGTCACCGTCAGCCGTGCCCTCAAAGTTCACCGTCGCCGTGAAGGTGCCTATGACTTGCAGCACCGCGCTCGCCTTTGTGGACACATCGAGGACAGTCCCGTTGCCGTTAGCGACGGCAGAGTTCTGCATTAACGCCGCAGTAGCGATGAGATCCGAAAGTGCGCTCATGTGTGTTACCTCCCGTCAATCGCAGGCGAAACCTTCTTGCGAGGCTTCCGCTTGCGGGGTGTCTCGGAAACGGTGACGGCAGGCTTTTCGAGTGCCTGCCGTATCAGTCGGAGTTCATCGAGGATCGCTTGGTAAAACTGTTGGTCGTGATCCACGGGCGACTTGGGTTCTATCATCCTTTCTTCCTCAACTTCCCGAGGGTGATAGCGAGTCTGGCCCTCTTCCCGGTCTTACCCTTCTTCTTGGCAGCCTTCCGCAACTTGGCAGCGGGGATCTTCTTCCCCTTCTTCGCGCCAAGAGTCTTGCGGAGGTTGCCCTTATGCTTAATGGCACCGGCAATCCACTTCTCAGCCATGTTTCTTACCTCCAGTGACTAGGCAGGCGGTTCGTCAACGATGAGTCCTTGCAACGCCGCCATCTCCACAGCCGTCGCCTCCAACTTGTCGCCCAACTGGTCGAGGGTGAGTGGCTTGAAGTCGAAGGTGACTTCGGTTCCAGCGAGTTCCTGGAATTCCTTATTGACAGTCACGTCAGCCTCTGGGGTGAAGGCGTAGCGGTAGAGACCTTCGTAGTCTTCCTTCGCCTCGACCCACACGCCGCCTTCGCCCTCCACCATCTTGATGGGTTGTAGTTTGCTGTCCTTGCGGCAGTATTGTTCGCACAGGCGCACCCGTGACGCATCGAAATCTTTGAACTCCGCAGTCGCCTTCGTGAGGAACTTGCCCAGCCAGTACGCCGCCTTCACGGGCAAACGCTGAGTGAGTATGCCTTCCAGTGCGTTCACCATAGACTGAAGCTGTCCGAGTTTGAATACCATTCTTGGGTCATCCTCCTTGGTTTTTGGGGAAAGGAAGGGAGGCCCCATCGGAGGAGCCTCCCGGTTGAGTTACGCCACACTGTTCAACTCGATGCCGTAGGCCACGCCGCCGAGGTCAACCTTGAGATACTTCTTGGTGGCGGCATTTGGCGTACCGGTGACGACCATGTCTCTGTCGCCGCCGGGTGTGATAGTGAGGAAGTTGTCCGGCATATTGATGCCCTGGAAGTGGATCCCGGACTTCGCAACACCCAATTCCTGCAAGGCGCACACGATAAACGCATCGACACCCGTGCCCTTGGTGGTGTTGAACTTGTGCAGGAATATATTCGAGAAGTAATCGGTCGCGCCCAGTTCCTTCATGTCCACGACCAGTCCGCTGATCAGATTGGTCGCCAGGTTGGGGCTGCCGCTCAAGGGCATGCGGATGTACATGCCGTTGACGTTGCCCGTCCCGCCTACCGTGACCTGGTCCAGGATGCCGTTAAACCGCGCCGCCGCGCCGCCCGTCCTATTGCCGCCAGCAGTTACGAGAAGGGAAACCGCGTTCCCGACACCAGTGGCAAACGTGGTGCTGTCGGTCAGGGTGATTCCCAGGCCGTTGGATGCCGCCGTGCCCGTTCTGGTGCCGAGAGCCAGGGCAACCGCCCCTGCCGCACTATTGTAGAGGGTCGCTCCGTTGGTAAGTCTCACGTCAGCCGTGGGAGTGCCCATGCCGTAGGTGTCGAGGCCGTAAGTCCAGTTGCCTGCTGAGGGCGACAGCACGCGCACACCTGAAGCGACCCCTGTGATGGTGCCGCCCAAGTCCCCACTTACCGAGACGCCGGCAGCCTGAGAACTTGCTGCCAGGGTGCCGCCGGATACCAGGTTCAGCGAGAAGTGCCCGGCTGCCACGATCGCTCGCGCACCGCTGGAGTTATCAATGGTCACCCCTGTAGGTATCAGGAAATGACCCCAGACACCCGACAGGTTGCCGCTGCCCGTGTAGTTGGCATATACCCATTGCGAGGCATGCAAAGCACTGGCAGACACGGGTCCGCTGGCAATAACCTCATTGATAGCGTACCGCACCATGACGTTCTCGGTCGAACCCGTAAGTGCGACTCCGCCATCGTCAGCGAAGAAACCGTTAGCCTGGTAGTTTGTTTCGGAGAGAGGTATGCCGCTGCCGTGAGCAGCAGCAGATGCGCCGATGAAGATCCCGTGCTTTGAGGCAGCAGCCGCCGCCGCGTCAGCATGAAGGATGTAAGTCCAGGTTCCCGCCGAAGGTGCCCTTACCCTAAAACCAGAGATGAGACCTCCCGTAATCGTCCCGCCGAAGTTGCCTCCGACCGAAACGCCAGCCGCCCGAGAACCGGACGCAAGAGTCGCCCCAGTTGGGATGTCCGCCGAGAAGTGGCCTCCGGCCATGTCAGCGGTGCCCGAACTGTTGGTAATCGTGACACCCGTTGGCACCAGGAAGGAACCCCATACGCCCGACATACCGCCGGTGCCGGTGTAACTACCACGAACCCACATCGAGGCATGAAGCGAGGAAGCAGATGTGGCAAGTCCGCCGGTGTTGGCCTGGGTGATGACGTATCGCACCATGAGGTTCTCAGTAGAACCCGCCTCAAGCGCAACCCCGCCGTCGTCGGCGAAGAAGCCGTTACCTTGGAAATGAGCGTTGGATAGCGGGATGCCGTTACCCGCAGTGTTGGATGACGTGCCGACAGTGATGCCGCTGGTGAGTGAGGATGTGCCTGTGATGGCGATGCTGCCCTTGGTTGCCAGCGAGCCAGTCGTCGCAGTAACCACGAACTTGGTGGCACCTACGGTGAAGTCGCCTGTGACTCCGAGTGTGCTGGCAATCGCCACGACGCCCGCCGCAGATACCGTGAACTCGGTGGCGTTAGTCCCTACGCCCAACGTACTCTTGATCAGCGTGGCCCCCGCCGTGGACACCGTGAACTTATTGGTAACAACCGCAATGCCGCCGTTAAGCGAAGATAGACCCGAAACGGTGACGGCACCTGTAACAGTGGCATCGCCCGTCCATGCGAGAGTGCCCATCAGTGTTAGGGTGTCAGCCGAGGCGTCCCACATGAGGTACTTACCGCTTGTGTCACCGTAGAAGATGACATCTTCACCAGCACTACCGCCAGACTCGCCGAAGTATGAGTAACCCTGTCCGAAATGCCGCAGTCTTGTAGAACCAGCCATTTTGCTACCCCTTTCTATGAGCGAAAACGCAGGAGGCGATTGTCGGGGTAGACAACCGCCCCCTACCTGATGTGGCTATCTCAGGCCGCTTTCGCTAACTAAGCCACCTGATTGCCTACCAGCCATCTCCACGACGGAATTCCGAAGCCGTGACGCTCGTAAGCGCCGAAGGTGAGCACCATGGCGTCCTCATCGAGCGTGTCGTGTGTCTCCAAGGGAATGCGGGTGAACCAGTTGAGGTACATCTTCATCTTCTTGGAGTCAATGCCGAACCAGTTCTTGTGGTTCGTGAGTTCCATCCACACGGCCAGACTGTAGCGGCCCTTGTGGAAGTTGCGGTTGTTGTCGGTCACGTCAACCTTGCCCGCGGTGTTGATGATCTCCCAGGCAACCTCTTCGATGTCCTTGTCAGCGGGGACCAACAGCGTATCAAGGCTGAGGTACGACTTGTTGCCGCGCCCATCCGTGATGTCGCGCATCTGGTCGCGCATAGTGGACACAGCCGAAGCGGCCATGGCCGTAGTGCCCTTGTTGCTGCCCGCGTAAGTGCTGCTGGCCTTGGAGGGATGATCCGTAGCGCAGAGGGCCTTCGCGTCAGCCAACGCCGTGGTATCGCCGCTGGAGTACGTCCCAGTGGCGGTGAAGGCGTAGTTGAACGGTTCAGCCGCGTGAGCTTCCTTGGTGCGGTTGTACGACAAACCCATCTCCGCCGCCATGTTCATAATGGTGCGGTCGCGCCTGTCGTCCCACAATTTCCGCTTGATGTCGATGGACTGCGCCCACTCGGGGAAACTGTAGGTGGTCTTGTACTCTTCCGTCATCGTGTCCCGAACCATACTGCCGTTCAGCAGTTTGAAGTTGCCGAGGCCGGAGTACGTCATATCGTACTCTTCCTCGCCATCGGCCTTGCCCGAGTTGTACAGTGTGCCGATCATGCTCTGGAAATCAACGAGCGTGTCAGAGAACCACTTCCTCACATCGGTGAGGCATGCGTTCCGCCAGTTCTCAGAAACTTGTGCCATTTAGTTCACCTTCCTACAACTCAACACAGTGGTTACCGAACTGATGCACACGCAACTTGCAGAAGACCGTAGTCTCTTTCAGTTGCGCGTCATAATCGGTGTCCACGATGTTGAGGGATTCGCCGCCAGCGGTGTCGAGGTCGATGCTGGTGCCGTCTGAGTTGAGGTCGAAGCCGTGGCAAGTCACCGCGCGCTTGCCGGGATAGATGTACCCGGTCATGCCTGAAGCGATGGTGCCGCCCGCGCCCGTAACCGTGCAGTCTCCGCCAGTGTTGACGAAGTCGGTGATGTCAAGTACGTCGCCCACGCTGAACCCGGTGATGCTGTTGGTACTGACGATGACGATCTTGCCGCCGTTGAATACGTCGTTGGCCGCCGTGAGCGAAGAGTCTATCCATGAAGTGGCGTCGCCGCTCGTGGTCGTGCTCAGAGTCTTGGGAATATTCTTGAACACGATGTCGGGGTCGGCGTACACCAGGATCTTGGTGCTGACCTGCCTGCCCGCCGTCGCGCCGTCGTGGGCCTCAGCCGCGATACCGAGAGCGGGAACGTCAAAGTCGGTGCCATCGCTACCTAGAGCCGCGATGCCTACGCCGACAGTGAACTGAACGATCTCGCCCTTCTCGATTGCCGTGCCTGTGGCGATGTAGAACTCACGCGGGTATATCGGCCCGCGATTTTCCCTGTATGCCGTCTCAAACGCCATGCTTCCGCAACCTCCTTAACCGTAACGAACTCCTTTTCTGCCTCTCAGGAAATCGGTGTATTCCTTCAAGTCCTTGAAGTGACCTTGAGCGACGCGCCGCTCGCCATGCGCCTTCTCCTCTGGTGTGAGGTCCAGCACTTCTGGAGGTGCGGGGGATTCGTCGCTGGGCATGACGCCGCCCTTGCTGGCCTGTCGTTTGTGTTCCTCGACAGCCTGTTTCTTCAGTTCCTCGGTGAGTTTAGGGTAGTTCAGGCGCAGATACCATGCATAGGCGACTTCTAGGTCGTTGACGTTGCTCTGTCGGGCAAGGTCAACGATCTCTTTCTCGTGCGCCGCGAAGTGGGGAGCGTCTTTGAGCGTCTCGCGCTGTTCGGAGAACTTGGTTTCGGTCTCGAACTTGGCGATCTTCTGCTCCATCCCCTGGATCTGGGTTAGAACCTCGGGGGTGACGCCTTTCTCCTCGGCCACGCGCCTGGTGCGTTCCTGTTCCAACGCCGTCTGGTAAACCTCGGCGTTGGCATAGCCCGCGAGTTTTGCGGCCTCTTCGAGAGCGGCCTTCAATTGCTCGCGGTGCTGAACCACCTTATCGTAGTTCAACCCTTTCTGTAACAGCGTCTTGCGCTCGGACTTGGGAATCTTGCGGACTTCCCGGTTGAATAACACTTCGTCGAATTCCTCTTCAGCCTGCGGTACTTCGGCTGGTTTGCCTGTGACCTCGGGTTTCGGAGTCTCGACTACCTCTGCGCCTTGCGGTTTCACGTCCTCGGCGGCTGGTGTGGCCTCCTCGGTAACGGAAACCTCCGGCTTCTCGTCAACTTGGCTGGGTAGAGCCAACATGATGCTAGGAACCTCCTTGGTATGGGTTTGCCTGCTATGAAGCCGCAGGTTGGGCATGGATAAGCCCCTTGCGGGGCAGGGTCTACTTCTTTCGGGCCTTGACGGTTCTCTTACTCGGCTTGCGGGGTTTCTTCTTGGATACGCCGCCCTCGCGCTTCTTCATGCGCTGGAATGTGCCCATGATATATTGCCAGTCTCCACCGTGTCCGTTCTCGGCAGCTATCTTTTTCGCTTCGGACCACAACCGTTCATCTCGCTTACTCTTAACAACACTAACCGGCAACGGCACCGCCTCCTTGTGGCTGCGCCCCCTGCGCCTGTTGGAACAACTGCATGACCGCCTGCGTCCGCGCCTCCGGGCTAGGCAGGGCGTTAATCTGCTGCACTATCTCGGGCGGCAACGACTGCACGAACTGGGCCAACGCCGCGCCCTGGCCGCCTTGTGGCGTGCCGGGTTGTCCTGCGCCGGTCGTCTGCGCCATCATGCGCTGCAACGTGTCCTGCTTCTTAGGGAAGTCGGGCAGCATGTCGTAGTATCCTTGCAGGTCGATAGCCTTCCTTGCGAACATCTCGCTCCCCATCTGGAAGAGGAACGACTCGCTCATGGACAAGGATGCGCCAACGTCCACCTTCGCGTTGAAGTACACCCGGCGCGACTCGCCGGGAGTCTCCGTCCACGCACCATCTACCAGTTTGCGCGGCTTCATCGCCGCCAGTTTAGACGGATTGAACATGAACGACTCGACTCCGCCCTCTCCCCGTTTCGTCCACTCGCGATCCGTGGTCACGAACTCGATGAGGTGTTCCACCCACAATTCGATGAGTTCGCGGATACCCTGATGCAGGGTGTCTACCCTATCGGTGAGTCCCTTCATCGCTTCTTCGCGGAGGGCCAAGGTCTGCGTGGCCGTCCTGATCGCAGTGGTGGCGCGTCCCTGCGTCACGTCCCACTGTTTGGTGATGCGGTCAGCGTCTATCATCTTGGCCTCGCGGTAGGCCATGACCTGCGGGTTAGGGCCAGGTCCCTGTATGTGCGCTATGGCCTCGCTAACGGGTCCCTTGACGGGTATAAGCAGTTCCGGTTCGCCCGTCAGGGTGTTCTCGGGGTCTTTTATCTTGCCGTGTTGGTACGCGGTCTGCCCCAGGCCACTCATCTTTATGGCGATGATGAAGTCCTGGTCAAATTTGTTGATGATGTCCTGTATGCCGTCGCGTTTGCCCTCTTCGCCAACGAGGGACTGCAACTCGCTCCTGCCCCACAGCCTCTTGTCCTTCTGGACGTAGGGGATAAGCACGACCGGGTATCTGCCGTGCTTGTAGAAGCCGTTCTTCTTGCTCTCGGGGTTGTCGCGTGAGTCCTTCAACAGCACTTCGCCAGCATACCAGGCCACCTGTAACTTATCGTCGTCGTCCTTGTACCAGCGTTCATGCACGTTCACGCGCTCGCGCTGACCCGCAACCGTGGTCTCGGTGTCGTAGGTATCGGTGTCGCTCGAAGTGTCGGCGACAAGGAGTTCCTCCAACTCGGCCTTGGTGAACCTGCACAGGGGATCGCGTCCCTTGTCGAAGTATGAGGACGCCCAACGTTTGGTCTGGTTCGCAACGAACTCCATGAACTCAGCCCTCTGTATCTCCCAAGGGTTAGTGATGTTGGGGTCGGGGAAGAAACATCCGGGATGCACGACGAACAGGTCAAGGTCGCCATCACCATTGTTCTTCTGCGGGTTCCAGGGAGACTTGAACACGCAGGTGCCAAGTTTCGGCCTGATCCACTCGAACTCACCCAACTTGCGGTGGAAGTCCAGCGCGTCGATGTAGTAGGCCGTTATGTCCGTCATCTTGGCGGCTTCGTCGGCGAACCCAGGGATGCGCTCCGTCAACGTCGCGGCGATCTTACCCGTCGCGGTGTTGCCGTGAATGGTCTGCAACTTCTCCCAGCAGATGTTTGTAACCGGCCTGGGTTTCCACTCGTCGCGGGCGATAGGCGTGTCCCACTGGTCATCCTCGACGTACTTGTCATAGCGCGCCCACTTGGTATCCTCTTCCTCGCGTGCGGACTTGGCGGCTGAATAGTCATCGCGCCACTCGCCCAAGAGTTCCTTCGTCTCTTCGGTACGCACCGCAAGCGCGGTGTCCTTGACCTTCTTCGCCGTCACGGTTCATCTCCCCATTCCTCGCGCTCGCGTTTCTTCCTCGCGTCCTCGGCCTTCGACGGGTGAACCCATCCTGGCTTGCCGAAAGGCACGTTGCTCTTCGCCTCGGCGGTCGCCTTATGCGGCGCGGGTATGTCAAGTTCACTGGTCGCGTGTACCGTCGCGGCAATCGCACCCGCCATCACCACATCGTCCCACTTGCCCTTGACCGCACCCATCCTGCCTTTGTCGTCCCTCACGAAGGAAAGCGCCTCCTCGATGAGCCGCCTGGATTTCGTCTTGAGCGTCTTGTCCCTGAACATCGCGCCCAGATGTCCTATAGCTAACGGTTTGGTGGCCTCGGTCGTCAGCCACCCTAACCGTTGCTGTTCCTTCTCGCTCTCACGGCCTAGCACGGGACTGCGCCACAAATTGGGGTATGACAGGTGCTTCAGCCTCGTGATGGTGGTCAAACCGTGGTTATTGGCCTCGGGAGCCACCAAAGCGTCGTTGTACCAGTAACCCAGGTTCGCCAGTTCGTCGCCGAAGAGGTCGGCGTCGATGTGCCCGTGCCACAGGGCGGCGTGCTCCAAAGTGGTGCGGTCGAGGACGAAACCCGCGCTGAAGTCGCCGTGTTCCAAACCTTCCGCAACGTCGCCGCCAATGGCGTACTCGTGACCCGGCACAGGAACCTGCCACACTTCGAGGTAACCTTTAGCATCCGGGATGAACGATTTACCTTCGAGATAACCCTTGTCGCCGGGCGCACACTCCCCGAGGTACTCGCGCAGCGCGGCCACATTGAACACCGGGCGTCCCGGCACGAGAAAGCGACCGTACTGCCTCGCGTCGCGCTCACCCTCGTCCATCGTGGCTTCGAGTCGCGCCTTTTCGTCGTCGGAGAGGTACGGGTTATCGTCCCAGGAAGCGTTCAGGCACACGACTTCGGGGTCGCGGCGTTCAGGCGGCTTCAGGTCGTTGTCCACCACCATGCCCACAACGAAGGTCATACCCTTGAGCGGGGTCATGGCGGCTATGATGCTGCCGCGCACGTCGAACACCCGCATGGCGCACTCCTGATGCACGTCCTCGGGCGGTTCCTCGTCGTAGGCGATAAGGTGCTGGCTGGTGCCCTGGAACTTCTCGCGCCCCTGGTCGTAGGACTTCCAACCTATCTCCGTGCCGTTCTTTAGGTGGAGTAGGTCCAGCACGTCCTTGTCGCGGTATGTCGCGTCAGCCACCTCGCGCTTCGGAATCCAGCCCCCGATGAAGGTCTTGCAGTCGCCCACGATCTCGCGCTGCACCACGTCGCGCTGTACCTCAAAGGTCTCGCTGACTACCCAGATCCGCGCCGGTTGCGGTACGGATGACGCCAGTTCACGGTATCCCGCCACGATGTCGGCCACAGCCGCTTCGGTGGCGTGTGCGGCAAACCAGTCGCGCAACTTAGCCACCGATACCATGTCCGCAAGTCGCCGGTAGACCCGCAGCAGGTTCCAAGGCCAGTCCTCCATGTAAGGCAGGGCGCATTTGCCTAAACCAAACAACGTAACGAAGGTTGACAGGCCAACGGTCTTGCCGGTGCGGTTCCCGGCGATCACCCAGCGACTACGCCGCTTGTCGAAGTGGAATGCCACCTGCAACGGCGTGGGCGCGTAGAACCTGAGCCTCTCCTCGCGCTGCCTGCGCTCAATCTCCAAGCCGCCGTCCTGGACTACCTGCGCGTCAGTCGAGACGTTCATAGAGCACGAAACTGGCGTTGGCAGCGATGAACAGCCTGTCGTCAACCTTCATGCAGCACGGGCCTATGCCGCGCTTGCGGTAGGCGAGGAACAGGTTCAAGGCCCGCGCCTTGTTCTCGGTGATGTCGTCGCGCACCTCGTAGGCGTCAACGTCGCCCACCGTGTACCGCCACAACTTGCCACACAAGGAACACCTGTCGTTGAAGGTGTGCGCCTTCCTCGGCATGGTGAGCGGCGCGGGTTTCTCGTGGACTATGATGAGCGGACCTCGCCTTTCGAGGGTCACGCCTTTGGACATGGGACACCTCCAAAACAAAAAGGCAGAAGCACGGTGTTACCCGCACTCCTGCCGTTTTCGGTCAGGAACTACACTATGGGGTTAGAAATGCCTCTGGGCGAACGGTCGGATCAGCCAGAGAAGGTGTTTGCGCCACTTCGGAATCGCCCTCACGAGGAAGCAGTAATAATCCTCGCAATAGGTGCAGAGGTCGGTGAACTTGAAGTGCCGCCAACAGAACCCTTCGCCGCTGTATCGCGCAGTCTGATCCTGCCAGTAACAGAAGTCACAGATAGGGTGACAATCAGGCCCGCAGAGTTTCATACCGAACCTTGCTGTCGCGGAGGCGGTGAACCTGTGCCGTTGTCTGCGCCGCAGGGAGGCGGCGATGGATTTGCCCTGTTATCCGCACCATTGGTGTACACCACCCGCGTGGGTTGCTCTGGGAAAACATAAGGCCACCATTGTGGCGGTCGGTGCTCCAACGCAGTCACACGCCTAGCCAGTTTGTCGAAACCCTGGGTCAGTGAGAACAACCCGTCGCTTAGGTCGTTAACGTCGCGGTCAAGGTCGAGGACGTTATCCTCTGTGTCACCACAACGGGTAGCGAGACCGCGCATCACCTCGTCCACGTGCTCACGGAGGACGGTAGCGGCGGGGTCGGGAACGTCGCCCCACTTGTCTAGGTAGAGGTCATCCACATCGATGTGCCCCTTCCTCGCGTGACACTTAGGGCCATACGGCCAGCAGCCGGGAACGGCGTCAGGCGGCACGGGCACACCTTCGGCGAGGTCGCCGCCTTGGTCGCACTCGACGGGAACAGACTGCGCTTTCGCTTTGTTGGACACCTGCGCCAAGTCGAGAAGAACGTCCTCTGCCTTCACCCACGCGAATGCCATGTCTCTCCGTAGACCTAGCCAATAGTCCAACCGCGCAGACAGAGCCTTACCGATGATGGCGTATCTACTGTTCATGCGGCACCTCCGTTTTCGTCTTTGCCAAGTCCAGGAACGCCTCGCCAAGTTTGCGCAGGTCATCGGCGGTCAAGGTTCCATCGGCTATCAGGCCACGAGCCAGGGCAAACATAACGACCGCGCATCCTTGCGGCTTTATGTCCTTGTCGATGTAGATGCTCACTTCTCACACTCCTTTGTTTTCAGTCAGAGTCTCCACTATCGGCACACCCTTGTACGGCCCCGCGCTAACCTTGTGCGCCACGATACAGCCCTTCTCGCGGTCAATCTTGGTGTAGCGGTCGTCCTTGGGATTGCGGATCTGGATGAAGCGCGGCTTGCGGTCGTCAGTCAGTGTCGGTAAGCTTGACATCTTCGCGCAAACCCTTGAGCATCACCGGCACGCCAGCCTTCAACACGACCGTAGCCTCTCCCCAGCCTAGATGAGCGCGCAGCGCCTCGATGAGACGATGCTCTTCCTTGGATAGTGCGTCTAGTTCAAGACGAGAACCGCCTATCGCATAGTAACTCGCTGTGTTGTCCATACTCACACCTCCGTCACCTTCACGCCAGCCGCTTCCCACGCCTCGCGCACGCCGGGAACCTCCAGCAAGCCAGTCAGGAGCACGTAGAACAGTTGCATGAGGTCTGCCAAGTCGTCTATAGGGTCCTGGAGGGTGTAACTTATCTCGTACCGCCCAGCGCGAGCGCAGAGCGTTCTAGGGCCAGTTACCAGTTGGCTAATCTCATAACGCCTCGCGCCACCATAGTTACGTGCTTCGTCAAATAGTCGCCCCCCATTGCTCACTTCGCCACCCCCGCTTTCTTCCGCTCGCCCATCGCCTTCAGGCGCAGCATTGCGCTGGCCATCTTGTCCACCATCGTCTCCACCTTCGCGCCGACCTCGTCCTTGACGTACTCGCGGGTATGTGCATCGGTGATGAAGGTGTCCATCATGCGCAGGATCGCCATCCAAACGTCATTGCTGAGGATGTGGCACTCCTCGTGGATCAAGGAATGCTCCGGGTCCGTCTTGTCGCCGGGACTGAGATTGACAGCCACCGTAGCCCACCTGCGCGTGGGAACGGCATCGCAGAATCCGGCCTTATTAGCGCCGTACACTTCCGCAAACTTCGCGTCGGGTATGAACTCCACATCTATGTGCCAGTCCTCAATGCCGATCATCTTCTGCCACCACTTGGCTAGCCGATTGTCAAACGTTTTCGCTGGACTCGCCCTCCTTCGGCAACTGCTCGCCGGGCTGTAGTACCACCGCGCCGCGTCCCTTGAGAGCCTCGACGAAGGCAGGCATGTCTAGGGCGGCCTCGATAAGTAGCGCGATGCTCTCGCCGAAGCGGTCGTGTGTGCGGAGGACCATTGGGTCGGATGCTGCGATATCCTTGAGTACAATCCGTCTGCCGCTTGGTACACGGATCTCTGTGTAATCAATCTCTATCACGCGTTTTCGCTCCTTTTGTTGGGTCTATGCACTCGCCAACCTTGCTACCCCCGCGATCCGTGAGCCTTTACGAAGGGTTTCTGTAACCGCATACATCGCGCCGCATACAACCTACATTTTGACCGCCCCCTTGCGTCCCTTCTTGGCCTCGGCATACGGCGACACCGCCGCCGGCAGCTCGCCTACCGCCACCTCGATAACCTGCGCCTTGATGCGGTCGCGCAGGATGTAGCCGATGAGGATGCCTACGCCTAATACCACAGCCCCTAGCAGGAAGTTAGCCAAAGTTAGCCCTCCAGTTTGGACATGGCAGCGCGTACACGGTCAAGCAGTTCGGGCGTAGTCAGGCCGAGCAACGCGACAGGCCCGCCATCCGCGCCGGTGAGCTCGACGCCGAGTTTGGGCTTGCCGTAGGCGTAGCCCGCCAGCAACTCGATGACGCGGAAGTGATAGTCGGCTTGGGGAGCGCGCAACGCCGCAAGCAGGCGATCGCGGCCTTCGGTAGCCATGATCTCCTTGCACCATTCGCGGAACTCGCGAGCGACAGCGGGGCGACCATCGGGGTTGCCGCTGACACCCTTCACAAACTCACCTGTTGCATTCCTGATAGCAGGAACGTCGCCCACGCTGCTCACTCCCTACCTCGCGCACAGGCCAGCGCAGTATCGCCTCGCGCTGATGCTGTGGTCCTCGTAGAACGCTGCTGCCATCGCTCTGTACTTGGCTGCTACCTCTTCGCGCTGAAACTCCACGATGACGCGCGTACCCTCTATCCTCGCGGCATAGTCGCGCCTAGGCCATATCTCACGCATGTCTCGCAACCACGCCCTGTATCCTTGTCGCGTCACGCTACCCCTCCTCGCACGTTTGCCCTCGCGTAGTTCAAGGCCTCGACGCCAGCACGGAGATCCATGTATCCCTCCACGCGGTGCTCGTTGGGCCAGAGGATTATCACGGCCACGGTAGGTATCCCAGCGTATCCCCCCGCCCGCTGCCCGAAGTCGTCGCCCACCTTGTAGCCGCCAGGACGTATCAGCAACATGCGTTTGCCCGCCTTGTAGTAGCGCGCCAGGGCTGGCTTGTGCCTGTGGGCCAACGCCGCAAAGTCAACCTGGCCGTATTCCTCCATCATGTTCCGCGCCGGGTTCAGTGGATTGTACTTGCTCTCGCCAGGATACTTGTGGCGCACGTGGCCCCTGTATGACTGGTCGCCAAGATTCAGCGTCAGTGTGCCGCCGTGCCACAGGTTCAACGCCTGTGCGTCCTCAGCCAACGTCGCCAGGAAATCCTTGCCTGTGCGCTCGACAGTCCAGTGATCGTGACAACCGTCCACCAGCGCAAGCCACTTCCCCGCCGTCTTACGCATGTGCCACCGCACTACTTCGTCCTGCATGCCAGGTTGCGTGATAGCCTCGAACATGCCGCCGGACGGCGCACCCTGGATGAAGTTATCCCGGTAATCGCCCAGTCCGACAGTGTAGAGACCATCCGTGGCGAGAATCGTTTCCGTGTCGCGCTTGAAGGCGTGGTAGTCAACACCCACGGCCCCGATGTGCCAGTCAGCCCAGAACGCGACGCCCACGGGTTTGTCGTCCTCCAGGGTGATAGTCGCGTCCACCTGGCGCGTGTCGAGGGCTTGCTGCGCTTCTTGCAGGTCTATCATGCAGTCAAAGAAGTGCTCAATGTCCGTTTCGCCGTACTTCTTGATGTCCTCGAAGGTTATGCGCTGCTTGGTGATCTGCTGCTTCTGCTCCCGCCTCCGACACACGCTCCGTATCTGTTCGGGGTCCAGGACTACGCCGTGCTTGTCGAGCATCAGCCGCGCTATTTCGGGATAGATTTTGCCCTCCTCGCGTAACTTTACGGCATCATCTTGCCAGGTCATTTAGACCACGCATAGGCGTAGGACTTGATGAACTCCTCGACTTGAGCATCTTGGTCGAACACAGGCATCATCCATCCCTTTGCGTCAGCGACCTCTTCCTCCGTGCCGTCCGAACCGCCGGGTAGGCGCCATAGAGCCATACAGGACACAAGCCACTGCCTGTCGTATTCCATCCACTCCTGGTGTTCGTGCGGGTACATCATGTGCCAAAGGTGTGTCAGGTGCGGGATGAACGGCACACCACCCCAACACAGAACCTTGTCGCCAGCCTCAATCGCATGACGCACGTTGGCGGCCACGTCTCCAAGGCTGTAGGGTCCGGCAATGTAGATACGGGGTTTCCTCGCTATCATCATTCAAACGCCAGCCTCCTCTCAGATATAGTTGGGCGGCACCGCTATAGCAGCACCGCCCCTTATCCGTCCCGCCCCGGTACGCTATGCCCAAGCGTGGCAGGCTCTGTTTGTTGGGCGGCAGGAACGCAATCCCGCCGCCCGCATCGTGGCATCCCGTCGTTGCGCCTTTTCAGGACGCCACCGCATTAACCCAGCCCTCGCCTCTCGGCTTAGCCATGACATTCATGGCAGCATCTCTCGGTGCGGACTGGTTGCTTGGACGTGGCGAGGAGTTCCGTTGTGCCACCTCGCATTGGGGGCCTCGGCTTGCCGCCGCGCTGTGCGCTAAACCCCCGCGCTACTCTTACGTCTGCTGCGCTACACGTCCAGGGATCGGGATGACGGGAGGAGGACCGTCACCCCAGGGATTGCGCGTGTCATGCGGGGAAAGCCAGTGCCTGTCACACGCTCGGATGTGTGCCGTTGCCACGCGCAAACTCGCTCCGCTAGTTCCTCCTCACGATTTGGTGGAGCCGGTGGGATTCTCACCCACGTGTTCCCGCCTTGTCAGCGGGCGTATCTGGTTGACCAGCGGCCCCAGAAATCAAATTGCGCGCTGGTTGCTGCCGCCCCGTGAAACTGTTTTAAGGCCGCCCGCGCGCAAACCTATGTTTCTATTCGAGACTCGTTGATAGTTCCTGTTCTCGCAATACATCACGCCTGGCTTGTTGAATAGCTACGCCCAACCAACAACGATGACACCTACCATCGGGACAGAATAGGGGCTGGATCAACTTATCTAGAGCACGGAATTCATCATACCGCTCCTTGGGAGTGACATCCAACGGAACGCCGTAATAGATACTGACGCCCTCTGGTGCGTAGTCGTTGCGTGGTCTTACCATATAACCCTCCCAACCCAAAATAAGAAGGGCGGCTGCTTGAACCGCCCCTTGGGTATTTTCTTCGACAATATCATTATAACGCACTTTAACCCCCATACCCATCGATTTATTATCAATCTTCCAGTGTCGGTGTTTCCGAGGTAAGGCCCATCTCCCAAGCCACCATCAGCACCAATTTCCGACGCCTTCTAAAGCAAACCGCTTCGGATATGTTCATTTCTAGACAGATTTCTCCCCATGTCCGACACTGACGATACCAAAGCCAGTAGAGCTTCCGATACTCTGGCCCCAACCGCTCAAAGGCTCGCTCAATTTGGCTTATCGTCCGCGTCATGTACACTATCGCCTTGTTGGTCAGGACGGTAATGGCGCGTTCCTCTGTTGGACTTCGCAGCGTATGCTCGGCTCTGGGTGTGACAAAGGAGACGGAACCCAGCCCTTCTATCGAAGCGCGGAGTTCCGCTAGTTCGCTCTTCGTGTACTCGAAGGAGTAGAGTTCGCCCTCCACATACTTCCAGCGTTCATGGGAGAGTCCGCTTCTCTTGAGACGCAAGGATTTGGGCGGTCTCTCGTCGCATATCCCATCCTGGGCGGCGCTCTGCTCTGGCGAGGGGCTAGTGCCGCCCATTGGCTGCATCATGTGGACTCCACCTTCCCCCGCACTTCGTACAGTCGCCGCAGAGTGTGACAATCAGCCAGTCCAGGATGCGGCAGATACGCCCGATACAGACGCCGAAAGGATGCCTCCAAGACACACAACGAATCCACAGGTAATCGTCCAGCGCACACCACCAGCCAGATAGCAACTGCACTAGCGCACAGCGCATGGCTACTCCACCTTCCCGAGGCTTTCGTCGCAGCGCGGGCAGGCGAGTGTGCCCAGCGGCCATTCGTCGTCAGGCTTGTAGTAGAGAATCATCCGCAACCCACAATGTGGGCACGTCTTGGCGAAGCGCAGCACGACCGGCTGCTCGTTGGGGTCGCGGTACAGCCACCGTATCTCGGCCTGGCTCATGTCCTGGTCTAGCGCGGTAGCCAGCACCGCCATCGGGTCCAGCTTGCCGCGCTTGGCTGCCATCAGAGTCTCGCGGTAGACGCTCCAATCCACGTCAGGCAGGCGCACACCGGGCAGGCCGGGGTATGCCACGGCCACGCGGATGGTCTGACGGATGTGCTCTGCGCTGCAATGCGCCAAAGTAGCTAGCGAACCGATGCAGCCTTTGCCGAAGTCCTTGACGCACTCGGCGAATTTATCACCAAGTGCCCAATTGGTTGCACGGTGAGCCTCCAGCAGGGTAGCGATTTGCGAGAGATGTTCTTCGAGAGTCATTGTGCAGCCTCCCATTCTAGGCCCACTGTCCACGTCCAGGGGCCGAGATAAATGCACAGCGCAACTTCGCTGGGCCACACGATGCCGTCTTCGTACACACCGCCACGCGCCCAATCAAGACCCACGCCAAGTCGCCAGAAGTCGATAATGGTCAGATGAGATGTGATAAACTTGATTTTCACTTCGCAGCCTCCTTCGCTATCTCGTATCCCGCTTCTTCCAGCACGAACTCCACGTCCTTGAGGTATGCCACGAACAGGGGTTCCTTCGCCGTGCCACGGTCTATCAGCACACCTCGCGTCCTGTCGCTCTGTTGCAGCCACTTGTCCAGCGTAATCATCGCGTCTTGGCGGTGCTTGCACTCCAGGTAACTCAGGTAGCGGTGGTCCTCGGTCGTCCTCCGCAGGTCGCCACTCCAACTGCCGCCAGCCGCGCCACTGAGTGGCACACGCTCGAAGCCGAAACGCGCCAGACGTTGCGCTAGGCGGTGCTCAGCGCGGTAGCCGCGATTGCGCTGTGCGCGACCACGGTTACGGGCCACTTTGCGCTCAGGCGTGTTGCGCGCAGCCTTCGCAGCGGCACGGTCAGCGCGGCCTTGTTCGACTAGCACATCCAACTCGTCGGTCACGATGCAACCGCCTCCTTCCCATGGTAGCCGCTGCCGATGCTGACGTTGCCGCCGTTCATCTCCCGGATTTCTTCGATGATGCGGCCTATCTGGTCAACGTCAGGCGCATGGCCTAACCTCGTCTCAGCCACCACAAGCCATGCGGCCAGGGTGTGAATCTGCGGCGTGACGGTCCTGGCGATGATGTGCAAACGCACTGATGTAGTCAATAACCCCAATGCCCGGAGCCAGGCGCAGATCACATTCCGGTCGTGGTGATAGCGGCAGGCGAGTGTGTTGCTGGAAGTGCCGAAGTAGTATTCCTCGGCTATCTTCCAGCGCGTAGGCCAGTTCCACCAAGGTTCACTAGCCACGATGCACCCTCCTCCCGGCATGTCCCAGTGTCCTCCGATGCCGCAGGATGATGGGCGAATCGTAGCCACATATCCTCGGCTGCACCGTGTGCCACTTCACCCGGCGCGCAACCCACCACCGCAGGCACAGCACGAGCAGCAGCGTAGCGTCCAGGCACAGTGCGAACCGCAATATCAGCACCCATTGTAGATAGGCCAACAGCGCCAGGAAGGTGAGAACGACGGTGCGGCGCAGGGTCATACGCGCGTCACCTGCTTGTACAAGGCAGCCAACTGCCGCATCCTCTCCGTCGCGCCAAGACACACTTGCATGGCAAACCTGGGTTTCGGCAGTTTGCCGCCGTCCTTCTCATAGTGCTGAACCGCTATGTCGTAGGCTCTGCGGTCGAAGTCCATGTAGCGGTTATGGCCCCTGAAGGAGCGACATTCACCATCACACCGTTCACACGCTTTCAGGTCGGCCAACGTCCACTCGAAGTCGCAGGCGAAGGTGAAATCCTTCACCGTGAGCAGCGCAGGCGAGATGCCCGCCAGGATGCGGTTGTAACGGTGGATGTAATACGCCACATCGTCGGTGTCGTCAGGACTGCCAAGACGCACACCGGCGTTGCGCGTCTCCCGTATCTCGTCGCTCGTCGGGAAACGCGGCAGGTGTTCATCCAACGGCTTGAGCACGGTAGCCATCAGCGCACCACCTTTCCTTTGAGGAATGCCTCGGCCATGCCGTCGAACCGGGCCTGTTGTTCGGCTAGTTCCGCCCGGACCTCGGCGCTGGGGGGAGACGGAGCGGGCAACGGTTTCTCTTCCTCCGCCACCTGTAGATAGTCCATGTAGGGTCGATTGGGGCCAAAGAAGGTAGCGGGATGCTCGATGAATCTCTCTTCAGTGCCTAGTTGACGGCATGCGGCAGCATACTGATTTACCGCAACAAAGAGATCATCAGGGGAAACACCTTCCTTACAGCGAGTCTGAAAAGCTTTGAAGGCACGGATCTTCTGAACCTTGCGGGGGTAGACAGTCCAGATGCGTTCAAAGTCGGGAGAATACGCACATGCATGTGTACTAGAATCAAGAGAGAGGGAATCAGAAGGAGAAGAAGACAAAGAAGGAAAAGACGGGCTAGGCAATACCTTTTCACGGCTAGACAATACTTCTTCACGGCTAGGCAATACCTTTTCACGGCATCCCTGGTCAGGGGCCGGAATCACACTTGCCGGTTCCTTGGGATGTGGTCGTTGATGTTGGTGGAAATGGACCACTTCAATGTATCGGACACCCGAGGTTTCGTAGCGTAGGATGAACTCAGCATCATGTAAGACCTGGAGGAGTCCATCCACGTCGCAGTCATCATAAGGCAGGGTCTCGGTCTTGATACGCCGTGGTCGATCCTCAAGTCTTCCCTCTCTATCCGCTAGGCACCACAGACCCTCGAAGAGTATCCGTGCTAGGGGTTCTAGTGACGCCAGGTCCTCGTTGAGGAAGAACCCCGGCTTGATGTTACGCGCTCTAGGCACGAAATCGACCTCCGGTTCTCTCCATCTACTTGGTACTCGGCTCTTGCTTCTCACCCGCCTTGGCCTGGGCGATGACGTAATCCGCGCCTTCAATCGCGCCATGTAGCCTCTGCAGCGCAGAACGGAAACCCTGCGCCCAAACACCACGCTCACCCTTGATGCCGGCCTCCTCCTTGGGCAGCCATATTTGCACCGCCCTCCCCAGCCTCGCGTCCTCCTCCTTCGCGGCGAGTTGGGCTTCGAGGGCGGCTAGGTCGGCGGGGGAGACGAAAGCCACACGCTCACATTCACCACCATCAGGACACTCCTGGTTGGTTTCGATACACCAGCAGAGTTCCTCGCCGTAGTCGCCACCTGGATGAATGAAACCGATGCGCTTATCCATGACTTTCTTCCTCCTTCGGTTCGTCGTCTTCGTCGGGGGCGGGCAACTTCGGGTTCAGGTAGGCGTCGATGGTCGCCAGCAGTTCTTCCCAGTCGCCTCCCCAATCTGCAGCCTCATCGTCGCCGGGAACACGGTCCAAGGAACGGGTGAGTCTAACCTTCTGCAATGCGTCTAGCCGTTGCACCAGCCCCTCGGCCTGCTCCAGGTGCTGCAACCTCGCCAGCATGGCCTTGCCCGCCGAAGAGGAGAGGGCGGCTTCGGCGGCTTTTCGCGCTACCATGACTACACATTCATCGTCGCCAGCACAAGAGCCGTCAGGATACGTGTCTACGCATAGGGAACAATGCTCGTTATCTAGGGTTGAAAGTAGGTTGTGAAGTGCAGTGTCCTTCTCGGCACACGCACACTCGGCCTTCTCAGCGCGGGCCAGCAACGTCTCCTCGCGGTTGTGCAATTCGAGAGCAGCATCCAGCCCCGCTTCCAGGGTGCCTTCCTCGTGGGGATCGCAAGGGGGGAAGGTAAAGTCCCGCGCGGCTGTCTCTTCCTCGACGGGCACGAATCCCTTGCCGCCGCAGTCGGGGCAGGGTTCCTGGATGAAGGGGCAACCCTGCTCGACGTAGACCTCGATCCATCCCCTGCCGCCACAGGGGATGCAGCGTAGCTTCTCAGACATGCTTCACAGCCTCCTTGCCTTGCCGCATGAACAACTCGCCATAGCACTCGTGACAGTCGCCGTTAGATCGCTGGCATACGCTAGACCCGTGCATTGGGCTAGTGCAGACCACCTCGGCGGCGATGTGGTCAATCGCCGCCTCCAGCGCGGTCTCCACCTCCTCGCAGCGCGAGAGGTAGTGGGGCAGGGCGTATGCCGAGAACTCGACAAACGGGATGAGATTGGCGCTAGCCTCTTCAACGTACCGCTCCACCTCGGTGGGGTCGGTACTTGTTGAACGTAGGGGTATGTCCCTCTCTACCAGTTTCCACCGCAGCGGCTTTGCGAGGATTACCTTGAGTGCCTCCTTGTCAGCCGCTATGTCGCGCCGCTCAGACATCGGCGGGAACCTCCTTCTCTGCGTCCAGTTCCCTTTGCGTCAGCCACCGCATGGTGTAACCGCAGCACCTGGGCCAGCCATGCGCCAAGTGGTGAGCCACATCGCCAAGCGGTTCCTCGTGGCCGCAATGTAGGCAACGCAGGACGCCGCCAAATTCCCGCAGCTCGGAACCCACGAAAGCCGCACACTCTTGGGTGCGGTCAATGACTACCTCCACTTCGCCAACCTCCTCCCCCGCGCGCATCGCCCGGAGCGCGGGTGAAATGCTGCCGGGACAGCGTGTTGCCACTAGTTAGCGCGACACCAGAGCTCCACGTTGATTGAGATGATGGCGCGGCTGTACTCCTCCCACTCGATGGCATCTTCGGGATCGGTGACCGTAATGAACCGCCGTAACGCGTCTGCCATTGTCTCAGCCTCGATGGATTCCTTGACCGTATCTGACACCAACTTACCCTCGCGCCGATAGGTGACTAGGTATAGATTCACGTTTCCACCTCCTCTCCCGCACTCTCGCGCCTACGCACTCTTCTGCCCAACCAGTTAGGCCGCCTTATACGTCGCGCAATCGAGAATGAGTTTGTTGAGTTCCCTGGTGGTGAACTGGGGTAGCTGCTTGAGGGATGTCAGTCCTTCGACGCCAGCGGATTTACCCGCGATCTGGTGTACAACCTCGCGTGTGAGTGCAGGCTTGCCCATGTTGCGGACAGCAGCCCACAGCTTGGCAAAGTTGGGGTTAGCATCATCCTTATCATCGTCAGGAGTAATGGACTGCTCTGCGAGGGGTCCATTAGGTTCTGCGGGTTTGCCCTGCTCAACGGACTTGGGTACGGCCTTCGCTACCTCGGGGATTGCGCCGTCGTTGAGCCAGCCGATGAACTTGTCGGCGAACTCCTTGCCAGGCTTGTTGAGGAACAGACCATCGAAGGGGCTGCAACGGGTCTTGGTGACGTTGAAGTTGTGGTCCAGGTCCATCTCGCCGACGATGCCGAACTCGTATTCCATGCCGTCGCGCTGGATAGGTGCCATACCTACCTTGCGGATGACCGTCTTGCCCTTGTCATCCTGGGTCTGGATATAGTCCATCTTGGAACGCATGGTGGCTATGAGGTGGCCTGGGTAGGATAGCATGGCCTCGATGAGTTGGTTGTGCAGTGGGCTTACGTCGCGCCACGCGGCCCACTTGTTGCCGCTGTACTTCGCCATGTTGCGGTCAGCCATCTCCAACGCGCCGCCGGGACCCGCCCACGCATGGCTCAGCGAGTCGATGATGAGCACGTCGTAACCTGCCGCACCCGCTGCATGGATAGCGTCGATGTAGTTCCTGGGGTCGAAGTTGTCCAGGAGGAGGGTGTCGAAGAGGAACTGGTCGGCGTAGAGAGACGCGCTTCCGTGCTCAGTGTCAATCATCGCCACCTTGCCGCCCATGTGTTGGGCAATCGCCAAGGCGGTATAAGTCTTGCCGCTGCCCGATGGCCCGATGATGCCCAGTCTGCCTTTGGCCTGTGTCTTCACTGCCTTTTGAAAGGCGCTCATCTTACTCAACCTCCTCAATCTTCAGTTGCCTACTCGTGGTCACGGTTAGCAGTTTTGCCAGTGTCGCCGCATCCAACGTCTGCCTTGCCGCCTTCGTGTCGAACCTCTCTGTGCGCCTGTCCTGCGCCCTCAAGAGCCAGTTGCCCGCTTGCACGGGTGTGTCGTCTACCGACGCCAGCAACCGTTCCTTTAGCTCGTCCCGCGCTGCCGTCAGTTCGCCTATCTGCTCACCCAAGCCCTGGTATTGCTCGACGGCATCCGCCAGGTCGTCCTTCTGGACTATCTCGGCGAGTTTGCGCTGGTAGGTGGGGTGACAGACATAACCGAAGGGACACCAGCGGACGCGACAGCGCCATGTAGTGTCCGGCGAGTAACCTTCGGGCACCGGGATGTCGTCGCCACGGTCAATCGCCTTGGCGAGTTCGCAGAGGCGGTCTACCTCTGTCTTGCAGAAGTCGGGGTCGTAGGCTATCTCCTCGTAATGGTGATCCCACTGACGGGTCGCAGGGGTGTTCTTGTTGCGGGCAACGAGATAGGCTTTCTTAATAAGCCCCTTGCGACCCAGCATCCCGCCGCCACCATCAAGGGCTCGCAGGTAGAGTTGTATCTGTGTAAAGTATTGCGGATGAGACGCTCGGCAACCGCTGGTGCGTAGTTCCTGGAACGCTCGCGCCGCTAGGCACTTGGCTTCGAGGAGCACATACTCGAATTTGTACTCCTCGGGGCAGCGCCAACCCAGGCCATCGATATGTCCAATTAGTCTTTCCTCTACAGCAACCTCGTCCTGCTGGTGATTGATCCGCCACGGAGCACCTGGGATATTGGCAAGCGCCCACTCCAGGATGCTGGCCTCGTGCAGGTTGCCCTCGTCAAACGCCCTTTGCGTCGCTGGCGAGATGGGCAGACCCTCCACGCCACGCGCTTCCAGGGCGATACGACGAGGACAGCCACCTGCCTGTGAGATGCGGATTGTGGTGTGTTTGAACTCGACCTTGCTACCCGCCATGTCTCGCCGCCTCCTCGACGTATCCCGTAGTCACCTGTTTCTGGCCGCGCAGGTACTTCAGCAGGCACTCGTCCTCGTCGGGATGGCAGAACAGCATCCCGTCGTAGAGGACCACGCGGTCGTCGGAGAACCTATGGCCGCACTTCTCGTAGGTGCAGCGCAGGACCACCTCACGCACCTCGCCAGACTTCAGCAGATCAGCCATGAGGCAGCGGTCGTTGCAGTAGAGATAGCCGCCATACTTGGTAACTTCGTCGCCTGCGTAGAGAGCGGTATCGCAGAACACGCAGTCGCGCACAGTCACCATCACGCGGTCAGCGGGGTCGGGCAGGCTACAAGCTGACGCGCCGTTGGAGGGTAGATGGTCAAACATCGGGGGATGCCTCCTTTGCTGCAGCGAGTCTGATGTAGTCCGCGGCTAACTTGATGTACTCGGCCTTCGGCACTATGGCGTAATCCCTGGACAACTCGGCGATAACCAACTGTGCCGCCGTGTCGTCGCACAGCAAACCCTCGGTGTATCGCAGTATCTTGGCCAACCTCTCGACCAACGCCTCATCTACCACGCCGCTCATATCTCGAAGCCTCCTCATCGCAGTCCAGGACAGCCGCCACCATGAACCACAGGACGCACATCGCCATGAGCAACACCAGCACGGCTTTCACGGCGTGACCTCGGGGGTGTAGTCGATGGTGAACTCTTTGCTGTCAAGAGCCTCGTACGCCGGACTCTTGACTCGCACCCAGTGACATGGGCCGGACGTTTCGTCTGCGATAACGGCACCGGGCAGACACGCGGCAATCGCGGCGGCTATCTTCTGCGCCTCGGCGAGAGTGCGTGTCCAGTGATACTTGCCGTTGGATAGGCGGTAGCAGCCGAATACCGAGTAGCGTGTAACGATTGCCACGTCCGGCTCCACGGCGCGTATGACAGCCGCGAAGTCACATGTGGGCTGGCTTGACAACGCCTCGGCTATGGCGTCTGCGTCTATGGAACACGGTTGCGAGAGTAGTTGCTCCGCCGTCAGCACGATGGTAGACTCTACGTGACTACCGTTTGGCTGGGTGTTGACGCACCCGGCTTCTTTTTCTGTACTCTTCACTTTGTAACCCCTCCTCCTGCTGCCATGAAGTTTCCTAGTGAACTCTCGTGCCGCTCGACGCTCCTCTCGGTTCGCCTCGGCTAACCTCGTCCACGTCTCGTCTGTCATGGCTGCACCTTCGCGAGGGCGTGAATGAGTGTCATTTGCCTGTCGTGTAGCTCTCCAGCGACCGCAAACCCGCAACGAAAGCCGGTATCCTCGCCGATAACCACAAGTAACTTGTCTGCCGCCTCCGCTACATCCACCAGCGCGAAGTAGCCAACGGACTCCAGGGCGGCTTCGGCCATACGCAGATAACTCTCCTCTCCTCCGTCATGCTCATAGAGCACCTTGGCTACACGCACAATCGCCTGTCCGCGCTGCTCGTCTGTCATCTCGCGTCCTCCTCCTCGTAGTTACTTGCGCTTCTCGCCAGCCAGCCACCGTTCCAGTTCCTCGGGTGACACGCGGTACGTTGGCCGCTTCTTGCCGCCGGAGATGTCTGCCGCATGAAGCACCCCGGCCCTGATGAGTCCGCGTACTCTGTTGGGGCTGATGTCCAGTCTCTTCGCAACTTTCTTGGCGCTCAGGGCCTGGTCGTCTGCCATTCTTGCCACCTGCCTTTCGTTGTATACGCATGAGTCCTGTGGCCTATTGCGTCACGAACCATTTCCGTTCATTCTCTTTATCGCACGACCATGATTCGTTGTCAAGGGTTTTAAGGGGTTCCATACGAAATTCTTCCGAATCACTTTCTTGGGGCAGGGGCACAATGATACAAAAGGATTGAGGGAAGGTGGGGGCGTGACCACACTCGGAAGGCGGCTCGCCGCGCTGAGAAACGAGGCGGGGCTGACCCAGGTTGACTTAGGGAAAATTGTCGGGGCAAGCCAGGACACGATTTCTATCTGGGAAACCGATAAGGGCGGTGTCAACCACGAGATGCTCAAACGATTAGCGGATGCTTTTGCGGAACGGCTGGGACGTGCGGTGACTGTCGATTATCTTCTTGCGAGAGGGGGGATAGATGATAACCAACCTCCCGTGCCTGGCGCATGGTGGCCTGGACTGACTGTAAAAGTACCGATCTACGGTCGCATCGCAGCAGGAGAACCGGCATTGGCAGAACAGAACATCGAGGGATGGGAGGAGGTCCGGGTGCAAGAAACACAGAACGGCGAATACTTCCTCTTGCGCGTCAAGGGCGACTCGATGGATGGAGCAGGGATTAAAGACGGCGACCTTGTGTATATTCGCAGGCAAAGCACCGTTGACGATGGGGAGATCGCTGTCGTCCTTGTGGGGAGCGAAGAGGCGACTCTGAAATGCGTCTACCGTGCAAACAGTCAAGTCATCCTCGAAGCGCAGAATCCGAAGTATCCCCCGCTTTTCAAGAGGCCCGAAGAGGTTCAGATCCTCGGCAAGGCGTTGTGGAGCAAACACTACCTCTAAGAGGTGATGACGGTGAAGTGGCTGGTTTATCTTGCGCTGGCGGTGTGCCTCCTGCTGGTCATCAGTGTGTTCCTGAACAACATACGGTGGTCATACTACGACAACGGCGTTTACTGTGTAGACAAGTGGACCGGCACACGTTACCACTATTCAACCAGTTCGCCAGATAGATTACAACCTCTCCTCGATACAGTCTTGCGCGTGTTCGAGACGGCGGGCGGTGTTGGTTTGGCGACACTGGCCATAGCGGGCATAATAAACATAGTGGAGGAACATGGCAAGCGGTCACGTTGAACGCCGCAGCAAGCACGGCTGGACCCTGGTAATTGACCATGGCCGGTACGTTGACCCGGTGACTCACACAGAAGGGCAGCGCCGGGAGTACCGCGCCATACGTAACTGCACCAAGGCTGAAGCACTCGCGCAGTTGTACGATGTTCTCTCCGAGATTAACAAGGGTACATACGTCAAACCTTCTACTGTGACGCTGGCTGACTACCTGCACCAGTGGTACGACCAGCATTGCGTCCCGCGCCTCGCGCCCAAGACCCTGGAATGCTATCGGCAGGCTATCGCGCACCTCACGCCCATCCTCGGCACAATCGCTCTCGCTAACCTCACTCCTCCGCTCGTACAGGCGGCGTACAGCCAACTCCTGGCCCAGGGCGTAGGCAAGCGCAGCGTCCAACTGGCGCACGTCGTCCTCCGCATGGCGTTGAAGCAGGCGGTCAGGGCTGGCTCGCTCTATCGTAACGCCACGGACGCGGTAACGCCGCCGGGATCGCCGAAGCACGAAATGGTGGCCCTGCGACCCGACGAGGTGGACACGTTGCTACATGCCGCTCAGGAAAGCGGCATACTCGAATTCGTCATTCTCGCGCTCAGCACCGGCCTCCGCCGCGGCGAACTCCTGGCCCTACAGTGGCAGGACATAGACTGGCCTAATGCTACTCTAAAGGTGGACAAGACCCTCCAGCGCGTAGAGAAGCGGATACTGGTCAAGCCGCCCAAGACGCAGCGCAGCCGCCGCACCGTGCCGCTGGACGAGGAGACGTTGATCCTCCTCCGGCACATGAGAGGGCGCACCACGTCAACCTTCGTGTTCTCGCGGCCTGACGGCCAGCCGCTGGACCCTTCGACCGTCACGCATCAGTTCAAACGCTTGGCGCGTAAAGCGGGGTTCCCCGCCATGCGCCTGCACGACACGAGGCACACCTATGCTACCCTCGCGTTCCTGGCCCACGTCGAACTGCGACTCGTGCAAGACCTCCTCGGTCACGAAGACATCTCCACCACGGCCAACACCTACACCCACGTCACCTCGGAAGCGAAAGAGGCCGCCGCAGAAGCCATAGGCAGGATGCTGAGAAGCGGCAAGCGGCATGTGAGCGACGAGTCAGACGCGGGGCGGTAGTTTCTACGGCCAGGATTCGGGGCTTACGCTGGTGGAGCCGAAGGGGATCGAACCCACGACCTCCTGAATGCCATTCAGAAGGAGGATGGTTCTCCTAGCAGGCACGATGTTGGCGATACCGCAGAGTAACAGGCTTGAAGCGATGTGAAGCGTAGCGAAACGATGTGAAGGTGTGTGAAGTTGAGCGACGAGTAGAGCGACGAAACTCCCACGACTTCCGTGTCCCGATACACACTTTGGCTATGCAGTCCATTGTTATCATGGGTGAACACAGTCGCGCCGTATTGTCGTGGTGTGCCTGAGAAGCAAACAAGGGCGGCAAGGCCGAAACCCCACCGCCCTTCACATACCGTTGTTATGCCGCCGGAGCCTTCTTAATCTCTTCACCCAGCGACTTCATCGATGCTACCGCCGCCTCCAGGAAACTTCCCCATTGTTCGTCGCTGAACACCACACCCTTGCTTGCCGCCAGATCCTTCACCCGGCGCAGGGCCGCGGCAAACTTACTCTTGTAGTCGATGATGCCTGCCGCACCCATCTCTTCTACCGCGTCAACGATGACAATGGCTACATCCTGAGCGATCTGAATCTGCTTGGCCGTGAAGTTTGCCTGCACCAGTTTCTTGGCCCAATACTCGATGAGCACGCCGAATATGCCAATAAGCCCCACAACCACCGTCACCAGCGCATTACTGATTCTCGGGTCCACGTTCATTCCTCCTTGATGAATTCGTCGCACACCGCCGCCGCGATGAGCTTGGCGATATGCACCGCGTCACGCCTGATCCACTTGGCCTCTTCCGCATTGTCATGGAACCCCATCTCGATGTAGACCGCGGGCGCGTCCGTCCACTTAAGCTCGTAGAACCCCGTAGCCTCGCACCTGTGCCCGCCATGCGGGTTGGCGTGAGACAGTTCGCCATAGACGCGCCGCGCCAGCCTCTCGCCCACCGTAGAACCGGGATGGTAGAACACCTCGCAGCCTACTGCGTCATGGTTCACACTGGCGTTGCTGTGCAGGCAGATGTGGACACTCGCACCCCATGCGTTGCTCTCAGCCACGACCTGCGGCAAGGATAGCCCGGTGCGGGCCACGGCGACATCCACGCCGTCCATGAACGACAGGCGGGTAGCGGTAATGAAGGCGACTCGTCGCATGGCGGTCTGCTCGTCGCCGAAATCGCCTACGCCGATGTTATCGGGCTGCTGCGAGGGGGAGAGGTAGACTTTCACCTTGCGGTTTGCGGGTGCCTCTGCGTCCACCACAAAGCAGTTCGGCACCACACGCTCGCCTATCGCGTCGCCAGTCTCCGGGCAGTACCACGAAGCTGAACCGCCGCCGTCACCAGCCAGCGCGTCTATGCAACCTAGCGATAACATGTCAGCCGCAGCCTGTCGCATGGTGGTGGCATCCCAGTAGGCCAACACGACTTGACCGTCAGCGCGGACACCGATAGCTACGCGGGGTTTCGATGCCGTCACCGATACGCCACCGGCGGGCCACCGACTATCCGAGATGCTACGCTCGCATACCGCACCGGCTTCGAGTAAACGCGGGCCAGCGCGTATGCCCCAGTCACAGTCCGCAGGCAGCCAGTCCCAACACTTCACCGCGCCATCTTTGCGGTAGACGCCGTGGAAGTGTGCGAACTTCGTCGCGTCCGTCAGCAGCACGTTCTTGCCGTCAAGCACGGCCTGACCGACGGGCCACGAGCCTATCGGGTGCGTATCACTCATGCCGAAGTAACCGAAATTGATGGCAACCTCGGCGTTGACCTCACGGGCAGCATCCTTGACCAAACGAAAAGCCCCGCCGAAGTGGAGAAGTTTGACCTTCTCCGGCGAGGTTACGACATACTTAATCACTAAGCAAACACCTCTCTTTCGTTGGGCGGTTTCGCGCCTTTTGCGAGGTTATCTGCGGCCCACAGTGGTTGAAGATTGTCGAGTGCCCAACATTTGCGGAATTCGGGATCATCCCGAGAGGTGAACGTAAACGATGATTTAGGGTGTATGTGGTCAACGTGCCACTCGCCGTAGTTATCCCACGACATGCCGGGTTGGAAGAGAGATTCAAGGTGCTGTTGGAGATCTGTGAGCGTGTACCCGACGATGTCCTCCCACGTATGCCCGCCCTTGTTGTTGTGTAGCGCATACCAGACCATGTAACCCATGTTAGCGGATAGACGAACACCGGGGTTATTGCGTAGCCAGGCGCGAGTGTATTCTTGCACGTGTTCTCGGTTCCTCTGCCTCCAGACTTGCCGAAACGCCTTTCGCGCCTCTTTGTGACTATCCCGACCGCGTTTGTAGATGGCTCGTGCGTCCTCGGGATTCTTGCGCCGCCACTCCCTATTCCGAGCGGTCTGTTCTTTTCGGTGAGTGTGATCGTACTTGCGACTCTCTGCGCGCAGACACTCTCTACAACGCGAGGTCAGTCCAATCTTGGTCTGGGGGGAAGGATAAAAGAACTTCGTGGTAGCGGGGAACACCCCGCCGCACTTCGTACATGTCTTAAACTCCACGAAAACGCACCCCCTGTAGTGCTCCTGATTGCGCTGGGGGCAGGCGGTTCAGGAATACCGCTTTTCAGGCTGCAGACCTTAGCCCGCACCTATTATATCACTTAGCAGGGATCGTGTCACCTAGCGCCTCACTTCGCGGCCAGAGCACGAATGAGGTTGACGACAGCGTACAGGGTTCCCGGCAGGCCGATAACCAACATGAAGGCCCACGTCGTCCACTGGTTCTTCTGCCCGCGTTCCTCTTTGCGAAGCAATTCAATCTTCTCGTCAATGAAGTCGCGCAAACCGTCTACCTTGCCCTCCAGCCGCACGAGGGTAGTGTCCTGGTCTTTCTGCCATCCGTTAGTCCTGCGCTGCGCCTCTTTGAGGGTAGCCACATCCTTACCGAGTTCCGTTAGCTCCGCGTCCTCCATGTCAGCCGCCTACTTTCCTGTGTTTAGGGAAGCCTTACCTAACGCTCGTCGGGCAACCTCAACCATTTGCCGCTGTACCGCCTCCAACTGTTCCTTCTTGACTTCGGGGGTCATTGTGCGCGAGTCCTCGATAGCCCGCCGTCGTTTCTGCAAACCCGACATCTGGCTATATCCACTTTTCACCCGCGCCAGTTTCACCCTGTCGGTCGCAGCCATCGGCTGTTTTTTGGCTTGGGCGCGAGTCTCTTCTTTGGTCAACCTGTCATATTCGTTGTACAGTTCATCCACGCTCTGCGACATCGCCGTACTGGTCACGAAGGAACCGATACCCGGAATCCCCGCTGCACCCTGTGTTGCTTGGGGTGTGGGTTCAATGCCGGTGAGTTGGATGAATGCCCAGTCTGCGGCATCTAGGAAGGTGTCCGCTAACCCGCCGCCGTAGGCGCTGATGTAGTGCTCCATCAGTCGGGGCGACAGTTTGAACTGTTCGCCAAGCCACTTCAGCGTTTCGGGGGTGTAAGGACCGTACTGCATCTCTGGCGGGAGGTCCTCTTCGTGTGCCGGGATGATCGGCGTGCCGGAGTAGAAACGCTTGTTGGCCTGGGCCTCATAGTAGCCAACTAACAACTGAGGTGCGATACTCGGGAGCATCTCACTCAGAAGATCGCCGGCGAACCCATCGAAGGCTGAAGGATCGCGGTCGTCGATGTAACCCCAGATCCGTTCCGGCAGAGAACCGAAGATGATCCCGGCCTCGTGCGGTTTGGGTATCCGCAGTAGTACCGCGTCGGGGTCGGTCCCGGTCGGGACGTGCCAGTACATATCCTTTTCTTTAGACGGCAGTTCTTTGTAGCGGTTGTTCTTGCGGCACATGAGGTAGGTTACGAAAGTGGTCAGTGTAATGCCCGCCAATGCACGGATGGTGAACTGTTTGGGATTGTCGCGTATCGCCCTCCTGAGTTTGTCGGTTCCTTGGATCGTCGCATTGAAGAACGGCACCATCCGGCGATACCACTTGACCGAAGGGCTGCTTCCCCTACGTGCGAAGTCTACTGTCACATCGCGGGAACTCAATGCCGCTTCGAGAATGCCCTCCGTTGTCGGATTGGCCTTCACACCCAAGGCGAACTCACCCACACGTGTTCCGGCCTCGCCCCACTCACTTAACGCATGGAGGACCTCTATGGGATGGGAAGCGTAATACTCGGCCTCCTGCGCCTGGGTTTTCAGGAGTTCATCGAGAGTACCTTGCAGGTAGTCCCGGTCCATCGATACCAACGCGGATTGTGCGCCACCTGCGGCCATCCAGTTCCAGTAAAGTTCATCCTTCTTTACGACATGGAACGCGCCTCGCGCCAGGTCAACGAATGGCTTATATCCATACTTGCTATAGAGGTAAGCATCCAACTGGTCGCGCACCGGGTTGCGCAAGATAAAACTCGGGTTCAGGACCGCACCGGCGCGTAGGACTTGCGCCGGGATGCTGAGTATGCGGGTGAGGACGTCAACTGATTCCCTGTCTAACGCCAACAGCGCGGGGTACAACTCCGGGTCTACCTGGTAGGTTTGCGGTTCACCGTCCACGAACACGCGTAGGATGTTCTCCTTCGCGGAGGTGCGCCCGTGCGTGAAAATCTCACTGGCAGCCGCCACGTCCACCTTAGAAACATCGACGCCCACGCTTTCCAGAGCGTCCGTCACTTCCGCAATAGGCGGGGCGATCTCCGACACAACGTTATCGACTCTCTCTACCCACTTACCGCCTCCTTCGGTCGCTTCGGCGAGGTCCGCCAACGTCTTACCCACGTTGTTGTGTGCGGCCAGGTTAACGTAAGCGTAGGTATTCTTGATGATGGATTCCAGGGGGTCGATTATCTCCCGCTCGGAACCCTTCAGCCGCTTCACGGGGTTAGACAGGTTCGCGTATCCCTTGCCACCGCCGGGACCACCAATGACTCGGCTTTCATCGAATACACGGTAGAAAGGAACGTACTCCTGGTTCATCTTCCGCATTGCGCCTGCGGCAGTCTTGGAGATGATGCCTGACCTGACGAGGGTTTGGTCGAGAACCTCATCCTGGAACTTGACGAGGGCTTTCTGAATCTTCTCTAGTTCGGGGTGTCCGTCAACGAACTCTTTTGCGTCAGCGGGATCAATGCCTGTCGCCTTGCCGCGCGCCTCAAGTTCCAGGGCGCGTTTTGCGGTGATGTACCGTCTCACGTTCTCTAGGTTGTCGCGTACCGGCTTAAGGATTGATTCCAGCGAATCGCCTATTTTCTTGAAGTCCTCGTCCAACACCGCATGATGTAGGAACGTCTCAGCCTTGCCCGTAGATCCTCGCGCCAGCCATGCCAACTTGAACGGGTCTTTGGTGATGGGTATTGCCTCGCCGCCAGTCAGTTCCTTGACGACTTTCTCCAACGGCCTCAGTTCATCTACCAGTTTTGTATAGAGTCCGTCCCAGGTTACGGAGCGACTCACCTTCTCGCCCACGGAGATGGCTGCGGAGATCCGCGCCGCTGCGGGCTGGTTTGCCCAGTCGCTAATCTGCTGCCTTGCGGCTAGGAGGGTGTCCCGGACCTGCGGGTCGTTCCCGATACGGGACTCGAATTCGGCAAAGTAACCTGGCGCGACTGCCGCAGCGTGATCGGGGTCAGTCAGGTACAACCGCACAAATTCCGCTACTCCCTCGCGCTGCAGGGCGTCGCCCGTAAGGTTTGGCCCAGCAGGTTTGCCAAGTACCTGCAGTTCCGCATTGAACTTCGGGTCATCTAAACCTAATACCTTGGCGAGGTAGTGCCCCACCTCGTGAGAGACAACAGTGAGGTTGTTTGCGATGCGTGTACGGATGACTTCGGGTTTGACCTTGAAGATGCCTTGCGCCTTGCCGACGTAGCGACCGACGCGGATCGGCACACCCAACTTCTCACTGAGGAACTTCACCACATCGCTGCGTTTGACGGGTTGTGCCGCCGCTGCGGGTTTGCCCTTCGGGACAATGGGGGCGGTGCCCGCGAAGGCTTGAACTGCAGGTGGCTTCTCGATGGTGGGTTCCACTATCGACACCCTACCCGCGCCAGGGAAGCGGCCTGCGGGGGCTGTGGGCGGTGCTGTTACACGTGGAGCGGCGATCTGCCCTGCGGAGGGCATCTTACTAGGGGTAGCCTGAGATATTGGCTGTACGGGCCTCGTGGTGAGTCCTTCTGCGGCCTGCGGCGGGGTGAGCCTCGTTGAACCGTCCGCGAGGGTCGTACTCTGCCACTTACCCGCCCTTAACCGGCGTGCGCTTACCGGGTCGAGTTTAACTCCAGGTTTCAGGGTGATAGAAGCGACTATCTGGCTTCCGTTGAAAGGAGCCTTAATGATCTGATACTCGGGAGGAGCACCCGTTATAGCCTCTGAAACCCTCGCACCGATTTTGGTACGCATGGGAATTACATCAATAACATCCATGTTCTTGAACTCAACAACCGCGCCCTTGCCTGTTTGCCCGATAGCAAGGTACGATTCCGGGCTAACCCATGTTCCCGTAAAGTCCATCGAACCCGTTGCCATTGTGGTGGCGGTGCGTGGATCTGTCTCGTGGTAAAGAGCCTTGATGCCGCGCCCACTAGCCGCAAAACCACTCACGTATTCTTCAGAGGGCACATTCCCCTTCGCGATGAGCGCCGCCTGGTCGGAAGGCACCTGCCTACCGAGAAGATCGACAGGAGCTGCGCCGCGCTGGACAACCTCCTTGACCGCCTGCGCGCGGGTGAGTGATGTCAGCGGGATGGGTAGAGCCACATTGGGTGCCTGCGCCGCGCCAGTGGGCTGAGCGACGCCCTGCGGCACGGTGGCTAGGCCAGTCTGTGCCGTCGGGGGTTCACCGGGGGTGTAGGGTGCGATCTGGCCGCCAGCCATTGCACCCCCAATCGTGACTGGCCCCATCGCGGGCACGTTGACTCCCACGACGGCTTGCGGTACTCCGGGTTTGGCCTCCATGACTTCGGCCTGTCTGAGGAAGTTGTGAACTATCTTCGGCTGTCCGTCCTCCAACATGACGCCAAAGACGTATCGCACAGAAGCCGTCTTGGGGTCGTACTGGAAGGCAAAGGTCGATTCGCCGGGCAGCATCGTCCACTCGGGGCCAGTAGCCCCTTTCTCGATAAGTGTCCGGGCGAGTCGGTAGTAGTCAGCAGTCCTGCCCTTCGGCGCGAGTCCAACGGACGCGAAGAACACGTTCAAGGCCGCACCCAGCGCGGCTTCTGCTCCTACTTCGGTAATCGCGGAACCTATGTTTATCGGTTCACCCTGAACCCACTTGGCGACCTGACGAGTCACACCACGTGCTGCGCCTGCGCCCGCGCCAGTGACCGCAGGCGCGATGTACGGAAGCGCCTTCTCCATCGTGGGCGACAGGGCTTTGGGGAAGTGTTTCGCAAGTGTATTACTGATGCTGCGAGTAACAAAGGGGGCGACGAGATCGCCCGCCGCACCGATGGCGGCAGAGACGCCGATGGTCGTAACCGCTTCTTTGGCTGTGACCTTCTCGCCGCCAAGTGCCTTCTGCCCTACCTGGGTAGCCGCTATTGTGCCGAGACGCGCCGCGCCCGCTAGGGCAGGAACCGCCTTCGCTGCCGCGCCGCCGAGGAGTCCAGGCACACCGATGAGTGTACCCGCCATGCCCGTAACAGCACCAAGTGCGGCTTCAGCCTTCGACCGAGGAGGAGCGATCCTTTGCGCGGGCACCGGGACTGGCGCGATAGCGCCCTTGATGGCTTGGCCTACTGCGTAGGGATACGGGGTCATCTGTTCCAGGGGAATGCCATACTCGCGCCGCATCTCGCCCACGCCGTGATAAGCCGGGAGAGACTCAACTATTTGGGCGCGGGTCATCCTCTCAGGCGGGGAATACCCTTGCGACACCAGAAGATTGAGTCCCTTGCGCGTGAGAGAGTCCCAGGTACGTGCCCCTGTTTCTATCTCCCCATTGAGTAGTAAAGCCCTGCCTTTATCGGTTAGGCGGTCAAACGTGAGGGTGCCAGCGTCAAGGAGGCGTTGCAGACGTTCCGCGTCGCTTATCGGACTAACCCCGCCGCCTTGCACTAGTGCCCTCATTTCGTGTAACCCCCCTTTGTCCACTCATCCACGGTCTCCGATGTCGTCGCCGGTGCCGCCTGTCCTTGCAGGAGCCGCATGTACTTCTGGATAATGGTCTCCAGCACCGCCTCGTTTTCCTCGCCTTCCCAGGCGAAGTCTTTCTGAGCCATACCCATTGCGATGGAACGCACGTTGGCCGCCGTGATACCTAAGAACCTCTGTTCGTCCTCGGTGAGCGGCATACCCTGCGCGAGTTTGTTGTAGATGGTGTCCTCGTACTGTTCCTTCGGAGTGCGTACCGCAGGTGCTTTCGGTTGTCCCGCCTGCGCAAGCGTCTGGCCCTGGTAATACTGCGTCTGTGCAAACTCAGCGCCCCACCGTTTCTGCGCCTCAGCCGCTGTCGCCGCTCGTTCTTTCCCTGCCGCGACCGCCTGCCCTGCGGCAAATGTGGGTTGACCCATGTAGGTTCCCGTAACCCCCGCTTCGCTCAAACCGAACTGGCGGTTAGTCTCAACGATGTCCCGCAGCAGTTTGGCCTTCGCCGTGGCTGTATCTTCCTCGTAACGCTGCCGCTCGACAAATGCCTGTAACCCTTGCAGTTGGTTGGTCAACTGTTGCTGTTGTTGGCTCCGCGCCTCCCCCATCATGGAGGGGATAAGTTGCCCGGCGCGGATGTCCGCCTCGCTCTGCACTTGACCAAACGCCCCAATTGCCGGGGTGCTGCGGAGCATGGTGCGCGAAGCCAAGTCCCTCCGCAAGGCCGCCATAGCCTCTCCGCGTTGTAGGTCAAGATAACCTTTCTGCGCCTGATACTCGGGGCTTGCCACTACCTGTTGAGGCGTGACCGGCGCGGCTGAGAGTAACCCCTGGAATTTCTGCAACGCCGCCAGCACATCAGGTCCATAGTCGTAACGCGGGGCGGTGTTCAATTGGGGCATGTACGCCGTCACGTCGGGGATGGACCCAGGATAGGCGTAACTCCTCCCGCCCGTCTCAAGGGGCGGCTGGTAGTAACGCTTGCCGCCCAGTGTGACCCAGCCAGGTTCTTCCCAACCGATAGCCTCGTTGGGTATGCCCTGCCGCCGCAGTATGTCCCTCATCCATTCCATGCCCTGCGGTATAGTGGTTGACATCGAACATGCCTCCTAAAACGAAGCACCCCCGCATTTGCGAGGGCGCGAGATGGAGACTCGGAAACTTTGGTTCAGATTCTAAGGCAGATACGCCTTGACGAAGTAGGTGGCCTGTATCCTGCCTAACTGCGACGAAGCCAGCGAGATGGTGTTCCAACCGACGGCCAGGTATTGCGCTATGTCTAGTGAATCCTGGTCTGCGGTGAACCCCGTAATCGCGCCGCCCAAAGCGACCGTCCTGTCAGTGCCGTTGATAGTCACCGTTACACCGGTTGCCGAAGTGCCTTCGTAGATGTCGTGAACCAGGTCGTGGGTGTGGGCAGCGATTGTCACAGCATGGGTATGGGCGGCGAGGGTAACATCATGGTCGTGGCTTGCGTCTGCAATGGTATGCCCGTGGCTACCATCGGAAGCCACAGCACCAGCATGGGTATGCGCGCCGTCAAGTGAAGTCACACCGAAACCCGATGTCTTGCCGTAATCGGTGAACCAGTGATCGTCAGCCGAAGTCGTGGTAGTGCCCCCGCCCGCCGCGCTCGTCGGTGTGCTTGCCCCGCCACTTGCAGCCCCCGTGCCGTAACTCCTGAAGGCCAGGAGTTTCAGCCGCAGGAACCCCCGGTCTATGAGTTTGCAATCAGTCGGAATGTAGAGGCTCAGTGAGAGGGGATGTGTTGCGTCCACGTTCTCCTCTTCGTGGTCCTGCCATACCGCACGCATGGACTCCACGCCCATGGTGTACTCCTGGTCTCTCTTGAACATCGCCAATTCGCTCCGCAGGGCTTCAACCTGTTTGGCCAGTTCGTCCACGTCAACTACCCGCCCTTCTGTACTGGATATTAAGGTCGTGGACGGCGACCGTGCCTGTGCCGCTGAGGTACACCCGGAACAGGCCAGAACGGATAGACTCAGCGTTAGCGAAAGGCAGAGGCAGGCGAACCTGCGTGATGCTGGTCCCTGCGGATACCGTTTTCGCTGTACCATAGGAACCTCCTTCGGTCGTGGAAATTTGCGCCGTGGCGGTCCCGCCCGACGCGAGGCTCATCATAGCATAGATGTAGGCGATTTCCTTCTTCTGCCAGCTAGACCCCAGGAAGGAAGGACCTACCGTGGCAGACCACGTTATCGCCGTGCCTGCGTCGGTCGTGCCCTGGAATGTGCGGAGATATCCGTCACTAGTGCCTACAAGTGCGGTTTCCTCTCCCGTGAAACGGTAGGAACCCGCCGCCCTCATCGAGGCACCCGTACCCACGAACCACCCGTAGTCCTTGTCGTAACAGAACCACTTATACGCGCTGCCCATCACCGGGACAGAACACCAGTACCTGCCTACGTCGTCAATCCAGGCGCAGGAGTTGACTATCGTGGTCCAGTCTATCGTGTCGAAGGTGGTCTTGATGGGTTCGTAGTCTACCTGGACGCTGCCGCCGCTCCACCTTGCGAATCCCTTGTCCGTGAGCCATACCCACACCCCGTTGACGTTCTGCACAGTCCGGCCTTGCGGTGTGCCGTAGGGTGCGAGGAACCTTATGTTCCACAGGGCAGGGCGGTTCGGCGTGTCAGGTCCGTTCAGGACAGCCAACCCGTACCGCGTCCAGATGAGTACCTTGCCTTGTACCTTGTCGAAACCTAACTGGGTGATGTAGTCGCCTTCCCTCGCGGTGACGGTGATACTGCCAGCGTTGTTCGCCGCCGCCGCAGTCCAAACTGTGGGCAGGGCCTCATCGCAGAAGTAGATGTCACCTGGGGTAGCCGTTACGCCCGCTACA